GCCTACGACAAAACACGCGTCATTTTTTCAACCCTAACAACCTAAAAGCAACCAAAATGGGAACTAGAGGAACAAAACAGAAGGTTATTACCGAAATTCAATATGCTGAAGGCGCACCAGATCCGTCGCCTTGGCTCGATGACCTTGCTAAAAAAGAATATCGTCGAGTTGTTGCGATAATGTCTGAGACGACAGGAGCATTGCAGCAAGTGGATATGGCAACGCTTGAAACGTATGCACAAAGCTACGCTGACTTTGCACGCTTGACTGAGGAGATTCGCAAGGAAGGAGAAGTGTTGAAAGCGAACAATACGGTGTACACGCAAGCCAATCCGAAATGTGCGCTACGTCAGGCAGCTATGAAGCAATGCTTATCTGCATCTGCAAAGCTTGGCTTTAATCCTGTTGATCGCAAACGCGCATCTAGCAAGACGATGGGCAAAAAGCATAACCCACTTGATGAATTTTAAGATGAACAATATCGAAACCGCAAAACAACTTGTGTTAGGTGATCGCAATAATGCTTACGGCGATCCTAAAGATGATTACACGCGCACGGCTAAGATCTGGAGCGGACTGCTTGCTGATAAATTAAAAGACGAGATTACACCAGAGGAAGCTATTTTGATGATGGTAGGATTGAAGCTTTCGCGTGAGATCCACAAGCCAAAGTCTGACAACGTGATAGATGCCTATGGGTATCTGCTTTGTTATGAGTGGGCATCAACTGGAAAAAAGCCATGAACGGTAAAGGATCAGCACCACGCAACTGCTTTAGTGAACAGTTTAGATCCAATTACGAATCAATAAACTGGAAAAAGAAAAAGAAACCTACGCCTAAGAAAGGCGAAAAGTCTGAATGTCTAATCAAACCACAGTAAATTTTGTCACAGAATTCGCTCTTGATATTGTCCAGGGACGCAAGACCGCGTGTAAGTGGGTAAAGCTTGCTTGCGAAAGGCATCTGCGCGACTTGAAAGATGCGAGATGGGTGTTTGATGAGGACGAAGTAAACAAGCGTATTAAGCTTTTTCCGTTACTTAAGCATTACAAAGGCTCGTTTAAAGGTAAGCCGTTCATATTATCCGACTGGCAAAAGTTTGTAATTGGTTCGATCTTTGGCTGGAAATGGAAAGACAGTGCCAAGCGCCGTTACAGATATGCGTTTATTAAAGTACCGCGTAAGAACGGAAAGACATTTTTAGCTGCTGGTGTAGCAATTCAAATGCTCTTGTATGGTCGCAATCTACAAAAGAACGGAAAGTTGCAGCCAGAGGGTGGTGCGGAAGTATATTTCGTAGCTACTAAGGAAGATCAGGCAAAGATCGGTTGGAAAGATTGTTGTTCGATTATTAAGCGCTCGCTTGGTTTTTCAGAAAGGCTAACGGTTCGTATTCACGAGATTAGATATGACGATCAGGATGCGTTCTGTAAGCCGTTAGGCTCAGACTCAGAGACGTTGGACGGTTTGAATCCTGTTTGTGCAATCAAGGACGAATTTCACGCATGGCCTGACAGAAACTTGCACGATGTTATTGAAGATGCTTACGGCGCTCGAGATCAGCCACTTGATTTTATTATTACGACTGAAGGAACGCTAAGAAATTCTATTCACGACGAAATTGACACGCATTGTAAAAACATTTTGTCGAGCGATGGAAGTTATTTGGATGATTCTTTTTTTGCGATGATTTATGAGCCAGACGAAGGCGATGATCCGTTTGATGAAAAGACATGGGAAAAGAGTAATCCTAACTTAGGAATATCTAAGTCGATGGATTATATGCGCGATCAGGCATCGAAAGCGCGTTTGATGCCGAACAAATACAGTACGTTTTTAACAAAACAACTTAATCGGCGCACGGATATTAGTGAAAGATGGCTTTCAATGGATCAGTGGGACGCTTGCAAACGCGTAGTTGAGGAAGAAAACTTAGTTGGAATCGCTGGCACTGCTGGCTTAGACCTTGCTCGCTCTCGAGATATGTCATCGTTTCAAGCGGTATTTCCTGATGGCAATGGCGGTTTCTCAATTGTTTCTAGGTATTGGATACCAGAGGCAGAGATTGAAGAACGTAAACGCAGGGATCGTGTGCCTTACGACGTATGGGAGAGGCAAGGATTTCTGACAGTAACTGAAGGCAACGTGACTGATTTTCGTTTAATTGAAAACGAAGTGGCAGAACTATGTCACAAGTTTCAGATCAACGAGCTTGCTTACGATCCAATGTTTGCAACTGATCTTGCTTTGAGGCTTAGGGACGATCACGGCCTAAACGTAACTGAGTTTTCACAGACCTTTAAAAACTTTGCAATGCCTTGTAAGGAACTCGAGCGACTCTTGATTTCCGGTCAACTGCACCACAACGGTAATCCAATCTTGCGTTGGAACGCTGGCAATGTGGTCTCTCGTGTTGGTCCTAGTGGCAATCAGATGCCAGACAAGGCTAAGTCTAGCGCACGAATAGACGGAATCGTAGCGTTACTAATGGCTTTAGGGAGACAACTTAACACCGAAACCGGCTTGATGCCTATGATTCAATGAACTCAGAAGATATATATCTAACTACAAAGGAACTAAGAGCTAGATTTGAAGATGCAGGAATAACACGCAGCACGAAATTCTTTCGTTGGCTGATTCGTTCTTGTCCAAAGAACATCGCAAATCGTTATTTGAAATTTAGTGATGGCATGGAATATTGGCGTGCCAATCCAGATTTACGTCCACCTGTGTTGCCAAAAAGGAGACGAATCGTACTAAAAAGGCAACAAATGAAAACTTTGTGACCTTTTAAGCAACCTTTAGCAGTTATAGTTTAACTGCAATATAACTTGTTTAGTTGTGTGCCGAGCGCCACAACCGAAACAAGGATTGTACCGCAGACCTTTTGGTCGAAGGTACGAAACGCGACAAGACTTCTGCCTAAAAAGCAGGAGACACGCGGTGCGTTGGATAATTTAGCCGGCGTTTCAGATTTTGGTCAGCCACAAAGCTGGTTGCTTAATTTCTTAGGCTTACCAAGCAAGTCAGGTGCTGCCGTATCGCATACAACTGCGATGAACATTCCGACCGTTTACGCGTGCGTAAACATTTTGTCGGAGGCAATGGCTACGATTCCGCTTCGCTTATACAGAAAGACCGCAAATGGTCGCGAGGAAGCAACTGACCTTGATCTTTATGATTTGATGGTAACGTCGCCGGACGGTTTTCGCACGGCGTTTGAGTGGAGACGTTTCATGCAAGCCTGCCTTTCATGGCGTGGCAATGCGTACTCTCGCATTTACCGCAATACTTATGGCGAACCTGAAAGAATCATTCCACTCAATCCTGAGTTTGTGTCGATATGGCCTCAAGCGGACGGCACGGCTTTGTACCGATATAAGTCGGAAAACATCCCATTTACAGACATTGTCCACCTTAAAGGACTGTCAACAAACGGCTGGATCGGACACAGTCCAATCACGCTCATGCGTGAAGCGCTCGGTCTCGCGCTCACGACGGAAGAACACGCGTCGAGGCACTTCGCAAACGGCGCGACTCCTGGGGGACTGCTAGTTGTACCTAAGAATTTAACATCTCAGCAGCTCGAGGAACTCGAAGCACAGTGGGATACTAAGCACCGTGGCGTTGGATCGGTAAACCGTCCAATGATTGCAAGCGGTGGTCTTGATTGGAAACAGATCGGACTAAGCAACGAAGATTCGCAATTTTTAGCTTCTCGAGAATTCCAAGTTGATGAAATTGCAATGGGTTTCCGCGTTCCTGTTGTTTTAATTCGCAACACAAGCAAAGCATCATCTTGGGGAACTGGCATTGAGACAATTACGCAAGGCTTTGTTAAATTTACTTTAGCTCCACTAGCTCGTTCATGGGAGCAGTCGCTTGATTTATCGCTTCTAACTTACGCGCAACGTAAAGCTGGTTATTATTTTAGTTTTGATTTCCGCAGCTTAATGCGCGGAGACGCAAAGACACGCGCAGCGTTTTATCAGACCATGCGCAACATTGGTGCGATGAGTGTAAATGAGATTCGCGCTGAAGAACATTTTAACGATCTACCCGACAACATAGGCGATGATTATCGCTTGCCATTTAATGGCACTGGAGGAGCGGTCGCAGCACAACCAGCCATTGCCAAAGGCGATGAAGTAGAAGCAGGAGATGACGAATCATGAACAAACACATTGAACATCGCGCAATTAAAGGAATCGAATTTCGCGCAGCAAAAGAAGGATCAGGATCAATCGGAACACTCATTGGATATGCAGCAGTGTTTAATTCCGATAGCGTTGACATGGGCGGTTGGGTAGAGCGCATTGCCCCCGGTGCTTTTAAACGCACGCTTACTGAAAATCCTGATGTTTACGCTTTCTGGTCGCACAATTCAGAGCATCCAATTGCACGCACACCTAATACGTTGCGCCTTTCTGAAGATGACCACGGCCTTCGTTGCGAAATCGATTTAATCGATACACGCGCTAACAATGATCTTCTGGCAAAAATTCGTGCAGGGATTGTTGATTCAATGTCTTTTGGATTTAGGCCGGTTTCTCAGCAATGGGATTCGAACGTAGATCCAAGCGTCGGCGATGGCGATGATTCTGTTAGAACGCTTTTAGACGTTGATCTTTTTGAAGTCAGTCCATGCGTATGGCCTGCTTATCCAGATACTTCGATTGCAGAACGTTCATTTAAGAAGTTCCGCGAAGTATGCGAAGCAACACCTGCGGTTCGCTCGCTCTCGTTTAAGAACGAGGAGCCAGTAGTTCCTGCAACGACTTTGTCAGATAATATAAACGCCAAGAGCTTGTGGGAGGCTCGTGCGCGTTTCCTTTAAACCGAACTCCCGTATCATAATATGAGCCAACTAAAAATCAGAAAATTGCAGGAGGAAATTGGCGCGGTGAAAAAGGAAATCCGCACCTACCTCGATGCTAATCAGAACATCAAGTCCGATGACGCAAAGTTGAAAGAACTCGAAGCTCGCTTCGATTCCGTAAATAGCCAAATCGAAATTGAAACTCGCCAGCTTGCACGCGAAAGCGCAGCACCTCGTGAGCTTTCAATCAGCGAACAACGTGATTCACAACGTTTCCATCTTGGAAAAGCACTTCAAGGTACTCTAACAGGTAAACTTGATGGCGTTGAAAAAGAATTAAACGATGAAGGTATCCGCGAAGCTCGCGATGCTGGAATTAAGAACAACGGTGGCTTAATGCTTCCTTCATTCTTCGTTCGTCGTCAAAACCGTTTAGAACAACGTGCTATGACTGCAACTGGCACAACTTCAACTTCTCTGGACCAAGGTGGTCAAACGATCGCTACAACTCCAGAAGGTCTTGTTGATTCTTTCTACGAAGCAATGGTGCTTGAGAAAGCCGGTTTTACAATCATCGAAGGCTTAGTTGGTAACGTTCCATTCCCTCGTTATGTAAAGGATTCAAATCCTCCAACGAAGGCAGAAAATGCAACTTCAACCGCACTTGCACCAACAACTGCAACAATCACTCTAACTCCTCACCGTCTGCCTGCATATACAGACATTTCCGAGCAATTACTCATGCAGTCATCTGCTGCAATTGAGACAGTTGTTCGCCGTAACATTGCGGAACAAATGGCTGCACAAATGCAGAACTTGGTCATCAACGGTACAGGTTCAAGCAATCAACCAACTGGTATCTTGAACACTTCTGGCATCGGCGCTCTATACGCTGGTGGTGCTAACACAACTAGCTCAACCTATGCAAACGGTTCCGCTCAAGTATGGTCTGACTGGGTAAATCTTGAAACATACGTTGCAAGCCAGAACGTAAGTGGTGGTCGCCTTGGTTATTTAACGAACGCAAAAGTTCGTGGTCAAGCAAAGCAAACCTTAAAGGGTCTAAAGACCATTGGTTCCACAACTGCAACTGACTCACGCATGATCTGGGATGATGGTGATGAAGTTAATGCTTATCCAGCATTCGTCACTAACTCAGTATATTCGACTGGTACAAAAGGAACAGGCACAGGTCTTTCCTCACTCATCCACGGTCGTTTCGACGATGGTTATGTCGGTATGTGGGCAGGATTAAGTTTAGAACTCTTACGCGATGGAACACTCGCTACTCAGGGCTTCTACCGCTTAGTCGGCGCTCTCTACTTCGACTTTGGCATTGTTCGCCCAGTGTCATTCGCAGCTATTCAGGACATCAGCGCCTAATAGTTAGCAACTAAATACAATCCCACTCTTGGTAGGGTATGCCAAGGGTGGGAACACTTTTCTTCCCATGATTATTAAAATTACACGATCTTGTCGGGGACGCTCTCGCTCATTTGATGAAAATCAAATCGTTGATCTGCCAGAAAACGAAGCGGTCGAGCTTATTATGGCTGAGGCAGCTTATGCCACAGACCTTCCTGTTGAAACAACTACCGCAGCACCAGCAATGGTAAACACGGAGTCTCCAATTGCTAAAGCGCTAAAGATTAGCCGTCGCAAGTAATGCCATACGTCGTTACAACACCTCCTAGTTCTGAGCCGGTATCGTTAGCCGATGCTCGCGACTATATGCGCATCGAGAACTCTGATGAAGATACAGTAATCAGTGGACTCGTTACGGCTGCTAGGGTGTTTGTGGAAAATTACACAGGACGTAATTTGGTAAACACGCAATGGACGCTGGTAATGCCACAGTTCATACCAGATGACATTCCGAATTTGCCTAATCTTCAGAATCTTTACTCGATTTACCTGCCTGCTGCTTACAACAACGTTGTTTTCCTCAATTATCAGGACTTAAAAAAGTATTCTAAATCGGTACGCGAGGTGTTGATTGCTAAAAATCCACTCGTTTCTGTCGATTCAATTACTTACTACGATACAAATAACACGTTTCAAACGTGGTCGGTAGGATCTCCAGCGCAGTATTATTTGGATACCGCAAGCACGATTGCTCGCATTGTCTTAGATCCTAACGCTAGTTTTCCTGATACTTATCAGCGTCCAGATGCAATTAGCATCAAATTTACGGCAGGATATGGCTCTGCGCTTCCTGCTCCATTACTTTTAGCGATTAAGCAACTTGCTGCGTTCTTCTACGAATCAGATCAGGCACGTTCTGCCTCTGAAATTCGCGGATCAAGTAGCGATGAACTGCTTAATCATCTTCCTGCGGTCAAAGCGATCTTAGATCAGTACCGCACTACATTCTTGGCTTACCCCGGAACGATGGCGTAACCGTAACGATGTATAAAACTTTATACATAGATACTTCTAGCGGTAACGTCGCAACAACTGCAACGGCACTGGATTATTATCCACCGATTGAGATGTATTTGCGCGATGTAAGTCAGGTTGGGATCTCATTTACTTACAATGCAGCACCAATCACCTCGAGTGTTTTGGCTAACGGCAGTAAATTGAATGTTGGAATTAAGACCGCATCAATTACTTCGTCCGTTTTAACTTACGCAAATACCTACACGTTAAGCGGTGATGGCAAAACGGCATTGGTAAATCTTAATTTAGATACTCCTGCGCTCGTAACTTACTTTAAAAATAACGTTCCACCATCACAACAGAAAGAAACATTCTGGTTTGAAGTGGAAGTGTCTGCTTCTGACAACTCGTTTCGCAAAACGTATTGTCAGTCAGAAGTTGTAATTCACAAAGACGTAAATTCAACAGGAGCATCGGTGTAAAATGTACAATTCACTTTACATCGACATTGCAACAGGCGACATAGCATCAACCGCAGGAGATGCTGATGTTTATCAACCACTTCAAATGTACTTGCGCGATGTCTTACCGATTTCGCTGCAATTTCTTTCAAATGGATCTCCTGTAACTTCAACAGTTTTAGCTAATAATAGCATTTTGCGGTTAGGAATTAAAACCGCATCGATGACATCAACGCTACTAGCTGCGTCATCGACCTATACTTTAAGCACCGATGGAACGGCTGCTTTAGTTATACTAAACCTTAACACCACGGATTTAGTTAATTACTTTACATCTAACGTTTCACCTACCGCAAGACAGGCATCGTTCTGGTTTGAGGTTGAGGTAAGCGCTTCAGATGAATCAACGCGTCAGACATATTGCCAAACGAAGGTCACGATCATCAAGGACATCAATGCTCCTACGGATCTGCCTCCAACTCCTGCAACAACTGACACGCACGTTTTAAAAGGAGCTTTGTTTGATTCAAACGGCAATGCGTTTTGTCCTAACTTTCTTAACTTTCGTCCAGATATTACAGGACCATCAGGCGGTGGCTCAAATTTGGATGCAGTACCTACTGCAAGCGCTACTAAGCCAATGGTTTTTATTACTTTTTACGGCAATCAGTTACGGCCTTGGATACTGACTGCTTCAAGTGGAACTCCAGTCACAGGAACAGGAATAGTTGTTCCGCTCGATTGGAATTCCTTAACGAACAACGTCCAGTGGACCGAACTCGCTTTCTCCTGATGAAAAACCTTTTCGGATCAATTATTGCATTTTTAGGTTTGGTTACTTTAGCGGTAGCTCAACCAACGCCTAGCTTTAGCGTTACGGCTAACTCAAGCGGAACTGTAGTTGCTCCAAGCAACTTTATTGCTGCTAACAATATCGTTGTTACGACAAACAATTATGCCAATCCATCCTGGTTGACTTCATTATCTTGGTCGAAAGTTACATCAACTCCGACAAATCTAGCCGGTTACGGCATTACAGATCCGGTGGTTCTTACTACCGGATCTTATGTCAACCCTTCTTGGATTGCATCGCTTTCATGGAGTAAGATTTATGGCACTCCAACCACCGCATCTGCTTACGGAATTACAAACGGTGCAGTATTGGATAGCATTGGCGCTGCGCCACAAACAGGTTCTGGTAGCTTGGTATTTAGCAACTCGCCAGCTTTAGTAACGCCTAACATCGGATCAGCTACTGCAACGAGCGTAAATGGTCTAAAGATTACTAGCACAACTGGCACAATTACTTTGGCTGGTGGTAAAACTTTAACCACAAACAACACACTTACTTTATCCGCAACAGATAATGCTTTGCTAAACATTGGAAACGGTGGAACGCTTGGATCTGCTGCTTATACGGCTGCATCTGCTTACGATGTATCTGGTGCTGCCTCAGCAGTATCAGCCAACTCTCTGCAAAAGGCATCAAATCTTTCTGACTTAACATCAGCATCAACTGCTAGAACCAATTTAGGCGTTACTGCTACTGGATCTGACACCACATACGCTTATAGAGCAAATAACTTGTCGGATTTGACTTCAGCAGCAACTGCTAGGTCAAATCTTGGCCTTGGAACGGCAGCAACGACTAACTCAACGGCATACGATGCTGCTGGTGCAGCTTCAACCGCTCAGGCTTACGCAATTCAACGTGCAAATCACACAGGAACGCAGCCAGCCTCAACAATAACTGGTTTAGCTACATCAGCCACAACAGATACAACCAATGCGTCAAATATTACATCAGGAACGTTGCCTAATGCTCGTTTGTCGAGCGTTCCTAATAGCGCACTAGCTAATTCCTCAGTAACCGTAACGGCTGGATCTGGTTTGTCTGGCGGTGGAATAGTTAGCCTTGGTGGAACAGTTAGCATTTCGGCAAATGTAACGTCTGTTGCTGGCAGAACTGGATCTGTGACGCTAAGTTCTGGCGATATTAGCGGATTAGCTGCATCGGCTACAACAGACACGACCAACGCAAGCAACATTACCAGTGGCACATTGCCAAACGCACGCCTTTCAAGCGTTCCAAATTCTGCTTTAGCCAACTCCACAATAACGATTGCTGGCAATTCTACGGCCTTGGGAGGCTCTGTTTCTCAAGATAGTATTACTGGCTTATCTAGCACTGGAATCGTCAAAAGAACGGCAGCAAATACGCTTACAACGGCAACGGCTGACACGGATTACACAACTCCAAGTGGTACTGAAACGCTTACAAACAAAACCATTTCTGGTGCTTCAAACACGCTTTCTAACATCGGCAATTTATCGCTTACCAATTCATCGGTTAGCGTAGTAGCTGGATCTGGATTAAGCGGTGGTGGTAGCGTTTCACTTGGTGGATCTACTACCTTAACCGCTAACGTTACATCTGTTGCTGGTCGCACAGGCGCAGTAACTATTTTATCAAGCGATGTTTCTGGTTTGGCTGCTAGTGCAACCACAGATACCACAAACGCATCGAACATTACAAGCGGTACGCTTCCTAATACTCGCTTATCGTCAGTTCCTAATACGGCACTTGCAAATAGCTCAATTAACGTAATTGCAGGTAGCGGATTAAGTGGCGGTGGTAATACAAGTTTAGGTTCATCAGTTACATTAGCTGCAAACGTCACAAGCGTTGCAGGAAGAACTGGAACGGTTACGATTTCATCAAGCGATGTAAGTGGTTTAGCTGCGTCTGCTACTACTGACACAACTAATGCTACAAATATTACTAGCGGTACATTACCAAATGCTAGATTAGCCAACAACTCCATCACAGTCTCTGCTGGCACAGGTTTATCTGGTGGCGGTACAGTAGCACTTGGCGGTACGACAACTTTAAGTAATGCTGGTGTTACAAGCGTAATCGCTGGTACAGGTGTTACTGTTAATAGCTCTACTGGTTCAGTTACAATTAATGCTACTGGCACAGGTGGTACAGTAACTAATTTATCTGTAACAGGTAACTCAGGTGTGCTGGCAGGAGTAACAACCCCTACTACTACTCCAAGTATAAGCATAGGACTAGGCAACATAACGCCTACGAGTGTCACCACCACAGGTAATGTAAGTGGTAATGTTATAACTGGTCTCTATGGAATTTTTACTGCAAATAATAACTCTTCTAATTACACTAATGGTACTGTGGTTGTAACTGGTGGCGTAGGTATTAGTGGACTTTTAAATTTAGGTGGTTATGAACAAATAATTACAGGTTCTACTGGTAATTCAGGTTCAAATATAGGCTTATTATTAAACAATAATACGCCTGCTGCTGGTTATTTACCTTCAGTAGATTGGGCTACTAATACTGGTTTAATATGGGCTGCTATTAATGGCTATCGTAATGGCGGTGGATATGGTGGTAGTTTATTTTTCCAAACCATGAACTCAGGTGGTAGCACCAATGAAGTAATGAGATTGGATCAGGCTGGTAATTTAGATTTAGGCACTACATCAGCCGTAGCAACAGGACTTACTGTAGGCCAAACAACCGCCTCCACTAGCACCACCACTGGTTCTATTGTAACGGCTGGTGGTATTGGTGTGGGCGGGAATGCTTATGTGGGCGGAGCAGGTAACTTTGGTGGAGCTGTTTATAGTCCAGTATTATCTGTTATTGCTGGTAGTTATAGCAAAGGCATTACACTTTCTGGAGACGGAACATCCTTTCAATTTAATGGCAAACTTATTGCATTTTCTGACAATACTTACGATATAGGTTATAGTAGCAATTCATATCGTTTTCGTAATCTTTTTCTTGGGGGCACAATAGTCGACACCAACACTGGCTTAGGACTCAATCTTTCTCCTTCAGCATTCTCTCAATCAGCATGGGGCACTGCTGGAGCTTTAAGCCAAGAAAACGGCACAACCGTGACAGATAGTAGTACGGCAGCAAGTGGTACTGCAACTAGTGAAGTGTTCCATAGCTTTGCTACGCCAACCTTAGCAGCCACAAATACTAGCGTAACAACAACAGACGCAGCTAATGTCTATATAGCTGGGGGTGTTACGGCTGGTACTAATCAGACGATTACTAACAACTACGGCTTATGGAACGGTGGTAATACCAGAATAGATGGTAACTTATATTTAGGTAATCCTGCTGGTAGTAATTCGTTTTATTTTAATTATTTATCCACATACTATTTAGATTTATACGCAACCAATTCTACTAACAGTTATTTAAGAATTAGGCCAGCAGGAAGTAGTGGAAACTTTGGATTTTCAATTAGTGATTATGGTACTGAATCTAAGTTTTATATGCCTTCGGCTTCTGCTGGTTCAGCAAGAATTAGCAATTACATTTATGATACTATTCAATTTGGTAATATTCAAACTACATTAAATCCTAATGGTTCAAATTTTACTACTCCTTATTTAAGTTCTGGGGTTGGAATTTTATTAGATAGTAAGATATTTACATTAACAGATAGCGGAACTGCTGCTAGCGGTACATTGGCTAGTCAAACAACTTATTATTTTGCTCCAATTACTTTAGCAGCAACTAACACAGGAGTTACTACAACAGATGCTGCGACAGTTAGAATAAGTGGTAATCCAACGGCAGGCACAAACGAAACCATAACCAACTCATGGGGACTCCTTAACCAAGGCAATACAAGGTTGGATGGTAATGTTAAGATAAACTCCTCTACGGCTTCTAGCTCTACCACATCAGGCGCTCTGCAAGTGGCTGGGGGCGTGGGCATTGGGGGTTCCGCCTTCGTGGGCGGTAATGTCAATGCAGGTGGTAGCCTTGTTTATTCTGGTGGTACATTAGGTGGTACGTCAGACATATATTCTGGTTTAGGAGTGTTTGGGGATAGCAGTTCTCCTTACAGTACACATTTTAATGCTTATTCATTACAATTTGGTACAGGTTCTAATGGTGCTAGAAGTACCAGAATGTACATTGATAATGGGGGTAATGTTGGTGTCGGTATTACTTCCCCTGATGCTGTATTATCAGTAAGAAACCCTTCAGCTACAGGTAATCAAACTGTTTTTGATATTGTAGGTGCT